CTCTTGCATTTCTGATAACATTTCTTCACCACTTAATAAATGAATATTAAATTTATTAAAACTCATTTGTCTATCTTTTCCATACAAATAATCAAGTCTTGTCATCATATCGTTATACTTTTTAGACTTTTCGTATGTTGCAGTTCTTTCTAACTTTGCATGAGTATTTAAGATTAACATTAATTCTTGTATTTCTTTTTGACTTTTGTCTACGTGATGACAATCTGGAGTAACAACAATTTTTATATTAAACTCATCTGCCAAATCCATTAAATGCATATTTACTTGTTGTGGGTTATGTGGCATGATCTCTATATAGTAATCATCCTTAAATGTATCTTTAAACCATTTAATATATTTTTTGGCTTTTGCAAATTCTTCAAGTTCTACTGCTTTTGTAACGATGCCACTTAGGCATGCGGAGGTAACAATAATACCTTCTTTATATTTTTCTAATGTTTCAAAATCAAACCTTGGTTTTCTAAAATATCCTTCGGTCCATGCAATCTCATTAATTTTATTAAGGTTTTCTAAGCCTTGTTTATTCTTGGCTAGAAGAACTATATGGTTATATACATTGTCTAATGGATCTTTTCTTTCCGCTCTTTCTCTTTTATCAAAGCGGTCAGCACACATATAGCCTTCTATGCCAAGAATTGGTTTTATACCCTTTTCTTTTGCAATGCGATAGAACTCACGATGTCCAGATAGAGTGCCATGATCTGTGATTGCCAATGCTGGCATACCGAGACTCACGGCACGATCTAAATATTCTTCTGGTGTAGCAACACCATCCATTAACGAATAGTGTGTATGTACGTGTAGTCCTACGTAATTCATACTACCAATCAGTATTCGTTGCTGAAGTTACTGATGGCGAATCAAAGCCAAGATAAAAATTCTCTTGCTCTGCATATGGAATACGACGTAAAGCCATTTCAAGTGGATAAGGTGTTACGCCTTCCCAATTAAACGGTTCTTTATCTGGAGCAGACGGAATCATAGTATAACTAGTTTCTGTACTTTGTCCATTACGCTTAAGTTTCCAAGTTAGATTTGAGATGCTTCCTGTTTCTAAAGCAAACTCACGAATTGTATTAAATGATGATTGCTTGCTAACACCCATTGACCAAATTGCCACATATGGTGGTTCAATGCCATCATCTACTAAAACGTTGCAATAAAAACGAAGGCGTGCTCTCCAGCCAGCCTTTGGATCTTTTCTGTGCATTTCTTCTGCCCAGTCACGACCCTCTGAGTCCATTGTGTCTACTGCTTTACGCTTATAGTCTTTTGGATTAACATGTTCTTTTACAACAAGAGCAAGACCACGATCTGCATTGTAACTTGCAGAATCCTCATCTAATTCTTCTATAAAACGAATTTTAACTGATTGTCCGTCAGCCAACTTAAGCCAACGAACTTTTGGTGCATCTGATTTTGGTTTGTCGAGCAGGGCGTTGATGTTCTTTAGTCCCTTAATAACGCTCATAGTTTTCTCCTTTGTGTTTTGTATATTTATTTTAGCATAAGTGATATAGATTTGTCAAACTGAAACTCTAAATTTCTGATTGCACTATCATCCATATCACCTATGTCTTTATATTCTGTATTAAGTTGTATTACGGAAACACGAGATTTTAGTTTTTCAACTATTCTCTCTTTCATATTTCCGCCTGCCTCATCATTATCCGCAATAACAATAATGTTATTGAAATATTTTTGAAGCAAATCTATTTGTGTATTTGATACATTGGCCCCCAGAGTAGCAACTGCTGAAAATCCAACTTGGTCTAATCTAATTGCATCAAAAGAAGATTCTACGACATAAACCTTTTCTGATGCTTTTACTCTATGAAGATTAAAAAGTGTTTTTGCTTTTGGAAGTTTTGGAGTATTTTTAAAATCTTTTCCTTCAATTGATCTTCCAACAAAACCAACGGCTAAACCATCTGGTGAATGAACTGGAATAGTGACCATATCTTGTTTTTCTGAATATCCTAAATTAAACTTAACAACTGAGTCTTTTGTTATTCTTCTTCTTTCATAATAAGACATAGCCCTAGGGGAAATTAATGCTTGATTGTTTAATCTTTTAATAATTAATTCATCAAAAGCCACATAGTCTGGAACATCTACAAGTGCCTTATTTACAAATTGTTCAATATCTGTATCTTTTCCTTTACTTGCAATAAATCTAACTGTTTCAAAATATGTTCTATTTGTAGAATGCATAACTAACTCAACTAAATCTTTAGTTTCTTGACAGGAAAAACAAAAGAATGTTCCTCTTGTCTTTGATACTTCTCCTGCTGGGGTTCTAAAATTATTATGATATGGGCAAAATATCATAAAGTCATTATCCATTTCTGACTCTATATCAATGCCAGAACCATTTAATACTCTTCTAACCTGATCTTCATTATATAAATCTATTTTATTAATTGCCACTTGAATCCTCAAAATCTTTATATCTGTAATATCCTTTATCAAAATCTGCTTGAACTAAAAATTCTCCCATAAAACCATTTCTGTTTTTTCTAAAAGCACATTCAATAATATCACTATTTGCTGCACGACCTAATGCCAATACCCAATCTGCGTCATAAGCAATTTGTCTAGACCAGGCGGTTTGACCTAGTGTTGGAACTGTATTAAGATTTGTAACATCATCTGGGGTGGCTGATGAAATAGCAATAATTGGAACTTCTTCACCAATTGCCATTAATTTAAGTTCTCTTGAAAGATTTTTCATTCTTACTGTTTCATTATCAGATTTTTGATTTGGTGACATTAACTGTAAATAATCAACAATAACAAAGTCTGGCTTATACTGATCAATCTTTCCACGAACAACGGAAGGGTTTACTTCTCCCCCGCTATCATTTGAAATAATATGAAACTCTGGTTTTCCAGCCAGGTTCTTTTCATGCCATGATTTTAACATGTCCATTTCAATTTCACCATTGCTTATTTTTCTATGTGACCAAACACCTTGTCCCATAATTGTATATACACGATTTCTAACTTCTACTTCCGACATTTCTAAACTTATTATTAATGGAGACTTACCTTGCTTCCATGCTTGTACCGCAAAATAAAGCGCAAGCCAAGATTTGCCAATTCCTGGGTATGCAAGAAAAACACCAAGTTGTCCTGGCATAATTCCAGATGGGAGATAATTGTCAAATCCTGGCAAACCTGTTTTAATTCCAACTGCGCCTAACTCTTTCATTTTTTGAACATTAGTAAAATATGCAATAGCAGAATCTAAATCGGTAGCATCAATATCTCTAATTGCTGCAACATTCTTTTTTAACTCTGATGTTTTATTAATTAAATCTGTTAACGCTATATCTCCATTACCAACTTGAACATCTGTTGCAGCAGATCTTAAAATATCTTTTAAACTATCATTTAAGTATTCTGACTGTAATTCTTCTAAATGGTATTTAGTTGCACCAACATCTGGCACTGTCTGAAAATCTCTAAACTTTTCAACAACTAATGATTCGGGTGGAATTGCATTGTTTGCCTCATAGTATTTTCTTATAAACAACCATAAATCTGTATGAGTTCTTAAAAGATTTTCAACATTGGCTTGTAAGAGAACATGCATTTGTTTATCTTTAAGAAGTGCTGTTATAAGTTTAGATTCTGTATTATTCACTTAACCATTCCTTTGCCTTTTTCCTACGCTCTGCCCGCTCTTCATCATCTTTAATTTTATCTAATCTTGCTTGAAGTATTTTTTCCGTATTGTACGCAAAGTAATTCCAAGAAGGAGACTGAGAAACACTAAAATAATAATCGAGTAAGTCATAACATTTTCCTATTCCATATGATTCTATCAAAGCATCAGAAGCCCACTGCTCAACATTTAAATTTAACGATGGCTTCTCTTCGTACTTTATAGTGTGTAGTTTACTATATCTACTTAGCAAAGCCATTCGGTCTTTGCGTTCAGCCACTATACGTCTATTTCTACTTTGGCTTCGTTAACTTTTTCAGTAAGTTTATCTTCAACAAATTTATAAACTCTTTCAAAAGCATCATTAATATTTTCGCCTTCACGACGACTATCAGTAACACCAAGATCTAGCCTTAATGATTGAAAATTACCAAGGTTTAATGTATACCCTAGTGTAATATTTACCTTTGTTTCTTCGTTATTCATTTGCCCCTCCCAAGGGAATTATCTTATTGATTCATTCCATACAGGAATAAATCTTCCATCTTCAGTTTTTGTATATGTAAGTATACCATCGCCCATTTTTCTTGTCAACTCTTGTTTTGTAGGCGTCATATTGTTTGTAATTAATCCATCCTTTCTAGGTTGGCCAATATGTATACTTGCAAGTATATCACGTATCTCTTTTACTTGCGACTCAGAATAATATGCTCTGATTTGATATCCACGTTTTCCATTTTCAGAACAACCAAGTGGTGGTGGAATGACTCCTCGTTTTATTAAACTTGGCATATATTTTCTATGCCTATTGACAAGTTTAGCAGTTTCTGCTATAGTATATGCCTTCTCTCTATTTTTTTTAAAATCTAAAATAAAACAAAGTTCAAGTTTATTTTTAATAATATTATAAAGAGCAACAGTTCCATCTGATCTATTATAGTGATGAATTCTAACCAAATCTTTATTTAAAAACCAAACAGCACCGCTACCTTTTATTACAGAGGACTGATTGTATTCTTGGCCCTCAATGTTTCCTTTTGCAGTAGCCATAGCCCCTCACTTGATGTTGATGGTGGATTGTAAAATTTTCTACTACCACATTTTAAACAAAATGTTTCTAGATGTTCAGGCTTTGTGTACTGCCTGTCAACAAACATTCTAGTTTTACATTTTGGACATTTGATCATTAATTTGGAATACCTACAATAATAAGATTTACCCATACAGATAAATCTCCAGAGGCTCCAAATTTAACGCTACCTTCTACACGAGAAGTTGTAATATTTTTTAAAATTACAGATACATTTTTACCCGCTGGTGTATTTCCTACGTTAACTGGAGTCGCCGTAACAATTGGTGCATATTTAAAGTTAGTCGTAAAATTATAAAAGAAATCTTTTTCTGTTGTTGGAGTTACAGTTGTGTTATTAAAAATTTCAACACGACCAGCAACAACTCTCAATTCTGAAGTTTTTACATTGGCCTTATCTGAACCAGTAGTATCTACAGTTGCATAATTAGAGGTAGTTGAAGAAACCTCTGTTGCAACATCATTTATAGCCTCGGCTAACTGATAGATATATGTTACATCTAAAGGTTGCCCTCTTTCTGGTAATGGTATTTTTGACATTTTTCTCCTCTTATTATTATATCAGTTTAAGTTCTCGGAAGCACTAATTAAATATGTTGCTGCATCAAATGGGCCTTTTACTATAGTTACCTTTTGAATTCTAACTTTAATATGGTCTGGTGCCCCCGATCCATGCGGATAAGAAAGAGAATAACTAGTGCTTGGAGATTTTCCAACCCAGATCCAATCACCTAATACATTATCTGTTTCCCATTGAACATAAACATCAAACTCTGTAATTGCAGCCTGCTGTGCTTGTAATAATTTTTCTTCTTCCGTAGGATTAACAATTAATAAAGAAGGCATTGTCCATGAAATATGAACTATATGCGATTGATTATCAACGTCAATATTGTAAGGAATGCTTGTAGTTGTTGGATTATTTGGATCAAATCCAGTTTCATCAAATGTATTATTTATTGTTATTTGTTTTATTGGAGACCAGTGTGAGAATCTATTTTTGTCTTCTGATAATATGCGATATCTTAACGTATAAGTCAAGGTTTCATTATCTCCCAGTGTTGGAGGAAGGTCTGATGATTTTATTATAGTTTGTTTAATTCCAGCGTCTGCCATTATCCAACACCAATAGCAAATTTAAACTCTACATAATTACTTGTATTTGGAGATTTAATAATTGTTGAAGCAGTATCATTTTGAACTACTGAATATCCTACTAGCCCATAAAGTGGATTAGGTGTGTTTAAGTTTTCAAATCTCAATGCATCTAAAACAACATAAAAATCATCTGACTCAGTTCCACCATCTACAACTGAGGCATAAATATTAATAGTATCAGCAGATGTCCAAGTAAAGTTTGATGTAGTATAAAGTTCTTGTCTTTCTTTTGTTATAACACAATACCTATTAGTTGAAAAATCATGTTGTCCAGCGCCAGTGCCATTTGCTACAGTTGTTTCAAATCTAGAAAATTTAGTTGCATCAGTACTACTAGTAAATTCAATAATAATTTTTACCGTATCTGGAACAGATAAAGAATCTCCATCTTTATTAATTACAGAAAAAGCAAGTCTTAACTCATCTGATGGAGCATTTTTAGAAAAATCTAAAGATATTCCAGTTGCTCTAATATATTCTGGATCAGCCCCTACAACTAAATGTCCGCCAGAGGTTGTCATTGCAGAAGAGTCTCCACGTAAGGCAATGATA